AAGATGAGTTATACAAGCTATATGGTATAAGTAAATTTAAGGACATAGTGGTTGATGAATCAACAGATCCGGCATTAGCTAAATTTGTTACAGAAACACAATTGCAAGGCCCAAAATTTAGTAACTACTCAACAGAAAAATTAAACCAATTTGTAGATAGAATATATGAACTTAGGAAAGATAACACTAATAACGCCTCCCGATAAGTTATTCAATATGAATCTTAGTTACTTATTGATTAAACCATCGATGCAAATTAAGGAAAAGTTTCAAACTATTTTAAGTCAATCAATTGATGATATTAACGTATTCATTTACGATGATGACGATGTTGATATTAGTTGGGCACTTAGTATTGCACATCAAGTCGAAGTAGTAATTATCGACGTTGATAACTGCGATCCTATTACCAGTCAATTTATCAGTTTCTTGTTGGCAATGCCAAATGCTTACTATATAACTATGAATGAAACTGTACCATACAAATTGATAAGCAAAAATAGAATTTTTGACTTGGATTGGATTATCCAAAAATTAGAAATATCGGACGAAGAGGAAGACAATGATATATCAGAAGAAGAGTAAAGGCACTGGTGTTACTGTTAAAGATAACGAAAACATCAATCAAGCACTACGACGTTTTAAGCGTAAAGTGGATGATGCTGGCATTTTGGAAGATCTTAAGAAGAAAGAATTCTACGAAAAACCAACAACTGAACGTAAGCGTAAAAAAGGTGCTGCCAAATCACGCCTGAGAAAACAACTACGTGATCAACAACTTCCACCAAAATTCTATTGACATAGTATAATAAGTCTGTTATAATGTAAGCTCACTATGAAAGAGCTTACATGGCAAATACAGATATTATGATTGATTTGGAAACGTTGAATACCACTCCGGATTCGACTATCCTTACAATCGGTGCAGTAAAATTTGATCCATTCGGATCCGAAATCAAAGAACCAAAAATGGACAGCTTCTACGTTAAAGTAGATACAGATAGTTGTGACCGAATTGGTCTAACCACCAACGATGATACTATCGCATGGTGGGCAAATCAAAGTAAAGAAGCACAGGATGCGGCATTTGATCCCGAAGGTAGGATTGATATTGAAGATGCATTTGCACAACTATACAAATTCTGCTGGGGTGCTAAACGTGTTTGGTCTAATGGATCATGTTTTGACATTATCATCTGCGAACATGTGTTCCGTAAAATTGGCAAGGCAATTCCTTGGAGTTTTTGGGAAGTACGTGATGTACGTACAGCATTTGATATTGGTATAAACCCGCAACGTCCACCGGTAACGGCCCATCATGCTTTAGAGGATGCTTGGAACCAGGCAGTGGGCATTCAAAATGTTTATAACACACTACGCACTAGTACAACAAGTGCAGGTAATTATATTGCACCGTTTTCAAAGGAAAGATGATATGGATTCACAAACTAAAGAAGTAATGGACATTCTCCAAGAAGAGTGTGCAGAAGTTATACAAGCGGTAAGTAAGATCAGTCGCTTTGGACTTGATAATCTCAAGCCCGGCAAACCCAAAACTAACAGAGAACATCTCGAAGAAGAACTAGGCGATCTTTACGCTATGATTGAAATTCTCCAAGAGATGGATGTAGTTAGCTGGACTAATATTGAACAAGCCGCGGTGGCTAAACGCGAAAAACTTAAAATATGGTCAAACATTTTTAATAAAGAAAATGTCTGAGAGATAAATAAATTTGTAAAATGCCGTAAGGGTTTTACAAATTTCTTGCTTAATTAAAAGGAGATTATTATGAGCAAAATCATCGGTATCGATTTAGGTACAACAAATAGCTGTGTGGCAATCCTGGAAAACGGAATTGCTAAAGTAATTGAAAACAGCGAAGGTGCTAGAACAACACCATCAATCGTAGCTTACGCCAACGACGAGATCCTCGTAGGTGCTACAGCAAAACGACAAGCAGTCACAAATCCAAAGAATACAATCTATGCAAGCAAGCGTCTTATTGGACGTAAGTTTGACGAAAAAGAAGTCCAGAAGGATATTGACTTGATGCCTTATGGTATTGTCAAAGCGGACAATGGTGACGCTTGGATTGAAGCAAATGGAGAAAAGTTAGCACCACAACAAGTATCAGCAGAAGTTCTTCGCAAGATGAAAAAGACTGCTGAAGACTATCTTGGACACGAAGTAACACAGGCTGTTATTACTGTACCAGCTTACTTCAATGATAGCCAACGTCAAGCAACTAAGGATGCAGGACGTATTGCAGGATTGGAAGTACTACGTATTATCAACGAGCCTACTGCGGCAGCTCTAGCTTATGGAGTGGATAAGCAGGATAAGAAAGATCGTAAGATTGCAGTATATGACTTGGGTGGTGGTACGTTTGACGTAAGTATTATTGAAATTGCCAATGTGGATGGCGACAAGCAAATTGAAGTACTATCAACAAATGGCGATACATTCCTGGGCGGTGAAGACTTTGACCAAGTTCTAATGGACTATTTGGTTGCAGAGTTTAAAAAAGATAATGCTGTTGACCTTAAACAAGACATGCTTGCTCTACAGCGTTTGAAAGAAGCCGCAGAAAAGGCCAAGATTGAATTGTCATCAGCCCAATCAACTAGCGTTAATCTGCCATACATTACAGCAGATGCAAGTGGTCCTAAGCACATGAATGTTACAATTAGCCGTGCTAAGTTTGAAGGTATGGTCGAGACATTGATTGCACGTAGTATCGATCCATGCAAGATTGCCATGCAAGATGCCAAGGTAACTGCCGCAGACATTGATGAAGTTATCCTTGTTGGTGGCCAGTCACGTATGCCTAAAGTGCAGGAAGCTGTTGAAGCATTGTTTGGCAAGGCACCACGTAAGGACGTTAATCCAGATGAAGCAGTTGCCGCAGGTGCTGCCATTCAAGGTGCTGTATTGGCCGGTGATAAGACAGACGTGTTATTGTTAGACGTTACACCATTGTCATTAGGTATTGAAACAATGGGTGGTGTATTCACAAAACTAATTGCTAAAAATACAACTATTCCAACTAAACATTCACAAGTGTTCTCAACAGCAGAAGACAACCAGCCTGCTGTGACCATCAAAGTTGCACAAGGCGAGCGTGAGTTGTTTAGGTACAACAAAATTCTAGGAGAGTTTAACTTAGAAGGCATTGCACCGTCAATGCGTGGTATGCCACAGATCGAAGTCACACTAGACATTGATGCCAACGGTATTTTGAATGTCAGTGCCAAAGATAAGAACACTGGCAAAGAAAACAAAATCACTATCAAGAGCGATAGCGGCTTAACAGAAGCTGAGATTCAACGCATGGTACGTGATGCAGAAGAAAATGCAGAGTCTGATAAGAAGGCACGTGAGTTGATTGATGCACGTAACAATGCAGAAGCAACCACACACAGCATTAAGAAAGACTTTGAGGAATTCAAGGATCAGTTGTCTGAAGAAGAAAAGACTGCCTACGAAACTGCACTAACAACAGTTGAAACTGCCATTAGTGGAGAAGATGTAGAGGCCATTACTACTTCGATGACTGCATTCTTTGAAGCGGCTGGTCCGGTGATGGCTAAGAAACAAGCAGCCGAACAAGCTAAAAATGCACCACAGGCTGAAAGTGGTGAAACTACTGTAGATGCGGCCTTCACTGAAGTTGACATCACAGACAAAAAGTAATATAATGTAAACAAGCAGGATGCCTTCGGGGTCCTGCAAAGTTCTTGCTTAATCAAAGGAGAAAATTATGACACAATTAAGAACTGTAGATACAGCCCAACTTGCTAATCTTAGCAGGGCACTTGTAGGATTTGATCGTTATTTTAACAATCAATTTGCTAACGTAAACGGCAATTACCCGCCACACAATATTGTAAAGTATAGCGATACACATTACGGTATTGAAGTGGCAGTTGCTGGTTTCAGCAAAGAAGAAATTACCGTGGAAGTTGATCAGGATCAACTGTACATCACAGGTAAGAAAGCTTCTGTTAGTGAGGGTGTAGAATATCTACATCGTGGTTTGGCAGCTAGAGACTTTGAACAAACATTTACTCTTGCAGAGTATATGGAAGTTCGCGGTGCTGAAGTCAAGGATGGCATGCTTAAGATTGAAATTGAGCGTATTATTCCCGAAGCACTAAAACCACGTCAAATCAAAATTAAATAATGTAAATAACAATGGGGGAAGAAATTCCCCCATTTTTGGAGAACTAAATGGCAGGCACAGATATTCAGCTAGACGAGAAAATCAAAGTAGTAGTAAGTGAACCAAAGCGTTGGAAAGTTATTCTACTCAACGACGACAGCACTCCTATGGATTTTGTAATCTCCATGCTGATGGAGGTTTTTAAACACACAGCGGATACTGCAAAAGAAGTCATGCTGGAAGTACATGAAACTGGTAGCGGCATTGCCGGCATATACAGTTTTGAAATCGCCGAAGCCAAAGCAGTTGAAACAACTAATCAAGCACGTACAAACGGCCATCCGCTTCAAATCAAATTGGAAGAAGAATGAGCCTACGCGAAATCACCAAAGACCTCCATCACGAGGCAGAGACAACAACATTTGCTAAAATGCTATTAAGCGGCAAAATTGGCAAAGAAGATTATAGAAACTATCTATATAATTTGTTAGCAATTTATGATCCTATTGAATGGTATTGCAAACGTCAAGGATTTCTTGACACAATACCAGACTTGCCACGCTTACGT